CAGAAGGAGCAGCTGAAAGCGCTGCAGAAGGAGCAGCTGAAAGCGCTGCAGAAGGAGCAGCTGAAAGCGCTGCAGAAGGAGCAGCTGAAAGCGCCGCAGAAGGAGCAGCTGAAAGCGCTGCAGAAGGAGCAGCTGAAAGCGCTGCAGAAGGAGCAGCTGAAAGCGCTGCAGAAGGAGCAGCTGAAAGAGCCGCTGAAAAAGAAGCTGAAGAAGCAGCCAAGAAAGGTCTTAGTAAAAGAGCTTTAGATGGTGTTAAAAGTGGTTTAGGGAATTTAGGTGTTAAGGGTTCACTAATAGGAGGTGCAACTGCTTTATTCTTATATTATTTTCAAACAGAAGGATCATGTATTGATGCATGTAAGGAAAATGAAACAAGTTTTGTTGGTTCATTAAACGAAGTATATAAACCTTTATGGGATGAGAAATGTAAAAATAAATTAGAATCACAAGAATGTAAAGAATTTTGTGAAAATGTTAGTGAAGATACTGATCCACTCGGTGTTTGTTCAAGTAATTCAAGAACACAAAGAGCTACTGCGGAAACAGTATCAACAGGTGTTAGTGGTCTAGGAATGTTAGCAGGAATAGGTGGAGGAATACTTAAAGGCGGTGGTGAAGAATTATTAGGAGCATTTTGGTCTGTTTTAAAAGGTATATTTACAACGAGTCCTATTTTTGGTATAATTTGTGTGATAATTTGTTGTGGTGGTATTATTTATAAAGCAAATAGTTTAATGAGTGGTGGAGGAAAAAGTAATAGAAACATCAAGTTATATTTCTTATTCATTTTTTTTATGTTCATAATATATAATGAGAGAAACTAAAGAAGATGGAGGAATAACTAATATTATATTATTAATATTAATCATAGGTGTTATTTTTATAGCACTATCTTATAAGTATGAAAAATTTGATAAATTTAAGATTTTTCATAGAGGAGAAATAGATCATATAGCTACTCAAATTGATTCACCCAATCACGTGGATGAAGTTCATTCACGATTAATAGGTGAAGCAAATATAACATTTAATAAATTAGGTATTCCTGACCTTACAGAATTACTAGTAACCAATATTGATCCATTAGAAATTGTAGAAGTAGAAGTTCAAAATGCAGCAGGTGAAATAGGAACTGTAAAGATATGTAATAATTCAACAGGGAGACAACCCCAATATGCGAATAAAACTTTATTATGTCTTCATGGCATGCATTTAGTAAAATCAGGATCTATAATGTGTTGTGATCCTAGCCAAGAAATTCCTGAAGAACAACAGGGACCTTTTGGTAGAGTTGTTGTTGGAGCAATGGATACATTTCAGGAACACCCAGTAGCGGGTACAGGTGCTGTAGCCTTTGGAATATTTGCTGCAAATTTTTTATTACCAATGGCTCTTGAAAAAGGGTTACATGCAGCTGCAAAACCAGTTTTTAAAAAAATAACAACTGCTTATGGTAGAAAAGTTATCGAAAAAACTGCTGAGTCATTAATAAAATCAGGTTCAGGAAGCACCCGATCAGCTGAATTGATTAATAATTTTGCAAAAGGTGGACAAGAATTAATTAACGGATTGAAAGCAAGTGGAGATGAACAGCTAGTTAAAGCAGCTGAAAGATTAGAAAGTTTACAAAGAAAAGCTGGATTAGACGCAGCAGAAACCGGAGCCGAAGACGTAACAGCAGAAGGAGCGGCTGAAGGAGCTGCAGAAGGAGCAGCTGAAGGAGCTGCAGAAGGAGCAGCTGAAGGAGCTGCAGAAGGAGCAGCTGAAGGAGCTGCAGAAGGAGCAGCTGAAGAAGCTGCAGAAGGAGCAGCTGAAGAAGCAGCAGAAGCCGCAGCAGAAGCCGCAGCAGAAGCCGCGACACAAGCCGCAGCAGCCGGGGTCGCCGAGGCCTTGGCCGCTGAAATCGCTCTTGAAGGAGCTGCAGAAGCTTCTCTTACCGCCGCGGCCGCATCAACAGCTCTAGCTGCCATACCCATAGTTGGACAAGTAGTTATGGTTGCCATGGCCGCTCAAATGATCTTAGAAATATTAGATTTTGTATTAAATCAATTAGATGTAGGAGGTTTTGGTCAATATCAAGATTTACAAACGAATATTAAAAATTCAATGTTAGATCCAACAGATAAAGCATTTATAAATGCTTTTAAAAATTTAGGTATAAATCCACCACAAATTTTTACTTTGGAAGGTATTTCTGCTTTGCCTAATATCGATGAACACCCAAAATTTAAAAATATTCAATCGAATTACACTGGTGGTATTCATGCTTATTTAATGAATTTAAATAATAATTTAAATAAATATATATCACAACAAGATAAAATTATTTTAAAAGCAGCATTTGAAAGTGGACAAGAAATAACTGAAAATTATATATCTTCATTAGTTCCTGATATACATGATAGACCTGAAGAAAGAGATCGTTTTATATGGAATTATTTAAGTAATCATTTAGATTCTTCTGAATTAGAATACATAAGTTATGTTCCTGATGTTACTTCAAAAACCTGTATAGGTATTTCATTTAATCAAAAAGGCGTTGATGAATATAATAAACTTATAGATGATATTATAAAAAATAATCCAGATAGTCATAATCCTAATAAAGTAAAATTTACAAAATATTATAAAGATTTAAATGAAAATAATGAATTAGTTCAAAAAGCTTTACCACAAAAATTTTGTTTAATAAGAGGATTAAAAGATGATATGATAGAACATATATGCACTGAAGGTTTGGATCCCGAAAAACTTGCTGAAAAATTCCCCTTAAGAACTGCTGCTTGCTGTGGAGATTGGTGTAAAGAAGAAATAATAAAACCAAAAGAATATGGGGTTACTTATAATGTAGACAATGGTTTATGTAATTATACAGAAGAATATTGTAAAGAAATGGGATATAATGAAATGATAAATTTAACCATCAACTGTGAAGGCGACGGTTGTGGAGCTTCAGTATTCAAAAATTGTAAATTAAGTGATGGTCAAGAAGCCCTTTCTCTTGGTGGTGTAATGCCCGAATTTGTTGTTCATGAATGGGCAAGAAATCCTGGAGCTGTTGTTGCAGGTGCAGCATTGATGGTCGCTTCGCCTATCGTGGTTGTTGGAGCTGCTCTAGGATCTGTGGCCTTAGCTGCTAATCAATGTGGTGCTCAAGCACTTGGAATAGATGTTCCTATTTAAATATTTCATTAGAATTGGCAGAATTTAAAAATCTCTACATTCATATTGTTGTTTATAAGGGATAATTTTATCATTAATTTTTCTAATAACAATACTATTTGTAATATCATTTTTAATAGGATTATTTCTTATAGGAACATTTTTTAAAAAAAAATCTTTACATTCATATTGTTCATTAAAAGGTATTCCAAAAAATTTTGGTTTTTCTTTTACAAAAAATCTAAAAAAATTTGTTACGAGGCGATTCATTTATATATATAAATTAAAATATTTTTAAATACAGGCTTCACCATTTTTTCTAACTTCATCAACATTTTCAGCTGGTTCATATAATCTACTAATATTACATGAATCACCATTACTTTTTCTAATTTGGGTAATATTAGATAATGTATCTCTACCTTTTATTTTATAAACTTTAATAAGATCTAGAGCATCTAATTTTTTTTGTATATTAATATTCATAATAAAAAATGTAACAGTAATACCAATCAAAATAATGTTCAAGGCAATAAATGGCAAACAATCTTTCATATATATAATATATATTTTATAAATTTGATTTTTTAATTTAAAGATTAAATAAAAATAAATAGTAAATGGACTCAAAATCACTTACCAAAACTAGCTTTTGTGACAAAGAAATTGATAATGTTACTAATAATGATATGAAAAAATATATTCTTGATAATCTTAATACTAAATCTGGCTTAAAATTTACCAGTAGATATGCTAAAATGTATAATGAAAATTATAGTAAAAATCTTAATAATCCGCATTTAGTATGTTTGAAAAGTATCGGATCACCTTATTTTCTATATTGCACACAAATTAATGATGTTAATTATTGTTTCTTAATTGATAAAAAAATTAAAGATGGTTATAAATTTCCTAAAATTTTCCTTGTTCATTATAGATTTGAATCAGAAATCTTTAATGGAACTTTGTTTGAAACAGAACTTCTAAGAGATAATTGTAATAAATGGCATTTGCTTATTGGTGATATTTATATTTATAAGGGTGAAAGACTTGATACAAAACAAATAACAGAAAGAATGAATATTATCAATAATATGATAATGACAGAATATATTGATGATACATTTTGTAATATTTGTCCTTTAAAGATTAAAAGATATTTTAACATTAATCAAATTCAATATATTACAGATGAATTTGTTGATACATTAGATTATAGAATTCGAGGATTGTATTTTGTTCCTTTAAAATGTTCTTATTCAAAAATCCTTTATATGTTTTCAGATCAAGAATATAAAAAGAATAATTATAAAAATAAAACTACAATTAATTTTAAAATAATTAAAACAATTAAACCTGATATTTATGAATTATATTTGAATAATGAAACGAAAAGTTCTATCATTAAACATTCATACGCAAGTATCCCAAATATTAAAACATCTAAATGGTTAAAAGACCTTCTTGATTCTAAAGAAGATGTTATGGTAGAATGTAAATTAAATAAAAATTTTAATAAATGGGTTCCAATTAAAGAATGTTCTACAATTGATTGTATTACTATGATGAGTTAATTTATCTTCTTTGTCTTGAACGTCTAGATCTCTTTATTTTTTTAAATTGGATATTAAAAAAAATATATATATTATAATATAAATGTCAGGGAAAAATAATTCCCGAATTAAACAAAAGAAAAATTCTAGAAGGATTTCTAGAAGAAATTCACGAAGAAATACTAGAAGAAGTTTTAAAAGATTAAGTAGAAAAAAACGGAGAAAAGTTAGATCTAAAAAATATAAAAGGAAAACAAAAAAGGTTATGAAAGGGGGCACCTGGACTATTGCCAACAACGAACAAATAATAACTCATATACAGAGCTGGGTCCCTGGCCATGGTACTGACAACAAAGATCAGCTCAACACACCCACCTATAATGTAAAAAAACGGATATTAACTGTATTGTTTGATAATGCTGGACAAATGGTAGAAAAAATAAAACTCACAACGCCATCGGGCGGGCACTCGGGAAATTTTAAGTTTTTATATAAAAAAACAAGAACTTTCGTAGATTTTGATAATATGCTAAATAGAATGATAGATATGACAGAAATATACGGTACAGCTGGAAAAATTTATCAAGTGTTAGAACATCACATATTTGATATAGCGTCCCCAATTTCTGATGATATAGGTGGTGTACCTTTAACAGGTGATAACAATTGTAATACTCAAGTATTACAAGGTTTAAATTGTGTTTTAGTTTTCATTTTAGTACACGGTATAGTTGGGGGGGGATCTCAATTAGCGATCGACGCAGCGGCAGAAGAACCTTTTGTTAAATTTGGTAATGAGGAAGAGGAAGAGGAATTAAAATGTAATTTTTCTATAATAAATATTACATCAGGAGGGGCTTCCAATTATACGAACTCAACAAATATTAATTATATGATTTCAGGTATTTGTTCGTCTTTAAATGAATTAAATACTGATGGCATACATATTAATGAAGAAGAAATACCAAATATAATACAGAATTTATTAAGAGAACCAATAGAGCAAGAAGAAAACCAAACAAGAACAAAGTTGGATAAAGGTGATTATGATGGAAAGTCATCTAAATACAAATCAGAATTGAGAAAATATATAGACTGTCCAAAAAGAGTTTTTACATTATATAATAGCGACTATAATGCTTACCCCCCCGAAATTAATCAAAAATTATATATGCGATTAGATAGAACAGTTACGCAAGTAGTAGCTTTTGATGGAAATAAAAGATATGTTATTTTTGGAAAAGATAATCGAAAAGACAACCCTGAAAATTTTACGGCGCTGCCTGGCGGCCGGCTGTTGTCGATCGAGACGCGTGTTGGGAATGGCCAGGAGGATGCTATTGCGCCCGACGGATCTAATGATCCTATACCAAACGGAAGAACCGTAGAATATTTTTTTCTTCCAGAATTAATAAGAACTCTAAATGATAATTTTCTCGGGAAGAATGTGATAATTGTTGACTTTAGCTGTAATCCATATTCTGGGCTCTCACCCGATCAAACAAGACAGGCTAGCGTCGAGTCGACCGCGATAGGAAAAGCGAATTTTGCGATCAATCGATTTACTGATGGCCAAGTCCATGGTGTCTTAGAGGAAGCGATGGAGGGAAAATTTGGCAGCAGAATGACAGGCAGAATGACAGGTGGTGCCTTCCGAATTCCATTGTCGGGCGAAGAGAATATATTGACGGGCTTTCCCCTAGGGCAGGACCTGCTCCCAGATCTGCCACTGGATTCGTTGTGCGACAGCTAATTATTCTCATAGAAATATCCAAAACTTATAATTATTAATTTTCTGTTTCATCAATTAGAAAGAAATCATTAAAAGTTTCTTTTACATTATAAACTTTTTTAGGTCCTTCTTTATTAATCAATTCTTCAAGTTCTTTAATATTATCATCTGTTTTATAATAAATTAGATCTTTAAAATAATTATAGATATTCTCTACATTATCAGACCACCAATCCCTATCTCTTTTTACAAGTCCACATTCATATCTTGTAATTTTCCAATATTTTTCTTCATGAAATGTAAGATTTTTTTCTTGTAAATATTTCATTTGATTTTCTTTCCATAATTCTATTTCTGAATCAGAACTAAATAGTGGACAATAAAGATATTTAAACTTTTCTTTATTAATGTCATCTAAATAAGTAATTGTATAACCTTTTGGAAGATCTGTATTTGTGAAACCAATTTTATCTTGTGAATCTTTTTTATATTCTTCATAATTATCATATTCTTCAAGTTTAACCTGAAGAAAATCACATTCTTCAAGATTACAAACTTCTAGCTGTCCTTGCATTTGCATCCAATAATGTGGTGGAACAGTTTTAGTAAACTTTCTCTTTGGGGGACACTTAATTTCAAGCATTCTGCCAATATATTGAGGAGGACTATAAATATCACAAATACCATCAGGAGAAGCTCCAAACGCAGGATATTCAGGATGAGGAATCATACCAAATTCATAAATAGAAGTTCCAGTTAGATGTTCATAGAAACGAGTAGCAACTTCTTCATATTTAACACCCCATTCTGTAATTGGATTTGGTTTAAATGGTTTATCAACAATTTTATCATAAAGAGATTGATTCCTTGTACTAAAATGTCCTTTACCTAAAGCATCAGCGAAAGAGCTTGCTGTTAATTTATTTTTTCTCATGGCATACCATTCAGGAGTCCTTTGATCGGGTAATTTAAGGGCTTTAAGAATACTAACTTGTTCAATCATTCCTTGATATAAATAAAGTTTTTTAAGTTCTTTATCTAGGATAGTTTTAATAGTATATTTTACATTAATATTATCTTCGTCATTATTATCATTAACATTTAGAAGTTCTAATAGTTCTTGATAAATTTGAAAATTATTTTGTTCAATATCAAAAGTAAAATCTATATCACTGCTTTCCAAAAACTCTTTAACAGAAACTCGAATACTCATTTTAATATACTATAATATATTTATCAAATTTTTAAATAATAAAATGTCAAAATGTTTCGTGTGTGAAAAATGTCTTGGAAATACTTATTCTCTTAAGATTAAGAAAGGCGATAATTATTTCCACACATGTTCATATGGTTGTAATCTAAAAATGGAAGAAAAATACGGAGAAGATTTTTGGGAACATACACTCAATAAAACAGATTTTATTGTTCCTGGTTCTAAAAATAAAAATCCATTTGTAAATATTTCTAAGGAAAAAGAAATTGATAGGAATTTATTTGGAACATATGATTTTGAAAATATGGATGAAAATGAAATTATTATGGATGGTGATAAATATGAAAGACAATATAGACTTTATCTAGAAAATAAAGCTATTGATGAAATTTTTGAAAATGGTTCTGATGTTTCTTCTGAATATTCTTATGAGTCGGAATAATAAAAAAAATTTATATTTATAGTTAAATGTTATGTGTTAATGGTGATGAATGTTTTAGAGTTTTAGATAATAAAGATTTACTACTTTTTTATTTTACAGCAAGTTGGTGCGGGCCTTGTAAACAAATAAGTCCTGTAGTAGAAGAATTATCAGAAAAATTAAAAGAAAAAGTTATTTTTTATAAAATTAAGATAGATGATGAATCTAATGAAGAAATATGTGAAAAATGTCAAATAAAATCAGTACCAACATTTATATTGTTTAAAGGGAGAAATTCTTTAGGAATTGTAAATGGAACAGATATCAATAAAATATTAACTTTAATAAAAAATAATATATAATATTAATATAATGGATAAAAATTGTAAAATAGTAATAGCCTTTTTATTAGGTATTATCGCATATTATTTTTTATTTAAGAAAGATTTAGTCGAAGGTGTTTGTATTGGACCTAATGATCAAAATTGTGGACAATATAATGATACTCAGTGTGCTGATTCAGAAGCAATAAATAAAGGATGTTCTATTCAAGGTTTAGACATGACTGTTGATGGTGATAATACAACTGTCTGTTCAACATTTCCGACACGTCTTATACCAGGAATAATTGGTGGTATTGAAGGGGGTAGTGGTTTCGCATTTGGTTCAAGTGGTTCAGGTGGCTTTGGTGGTTTTGGTATAGGAACAGGCTCAGGAACAGGATCAGGAACAGCAGCTGCTGCAACTGCTTCTGCAACCGCACAAAATATGGTAATCCCTTCATCACCAACAACGACAACTCTACAAGGAGCAATTGCTCCTGCTTTGGAACAAGCAAATACAGCAAATTTAGATGAAGAACAATATAGAGTTGTTACTTATACAATCTTAAAAACATTATTGAGACAAGTTGAATCAACGCCTGATTTATTAAGATCTGGTTTACAATATATTATAGATAATGCTCATGTTTCAGGGAATATAGCTCAAGCATTTTTGGATGCTATAAATAAAGGTGTTACACCGGCACAATTAATACAATACATTGATATTTTAGGAGGTACGCCTAACACACCTGGTAGAACTCAAGAAATTATTACTCAGGCACAAAATTCATTCCGATTGTTCTTAGATGGTAATCCCGGTCCAATTACACCACAACAATTTGATTCATTTATACAAACTATACCAGAAAATTCTGAAGGCGCTACACAACCTTCAACTGAATCTAATTCTAATTCCAATTGTACAGATGAAATATTTAATGCAGCTAGATCACTTATAACTGAAGATGAGAATGATAAAACGAATGCATTATTGTTATATCCTGTTTGTGAAGAAAGAATTAATTCAATACCATTAGTTGGATGTTTAGATGATGGTATAAGACCATTAACTATTCAAACTTGTGCTCAAAGTTATGGAGGAGTAAATAAAACATGTCCTTCGGGTCAAACACCAACAAATTTAGAAGAAGAATGTAGTCAAGAAATATGTTGTACTCCCGATGGAACACCTGATGAAAATATATATCCAGCTGGAACAAAAATAATGTTTTGTTATAATCATTCTGAATGGACTAAATTAGAGAGTTTCTTAAGAGAAAAAACTGAAAGAGAAGGTGGTCATAAAGTTTTTTTTACAACAACTCAAAGAATAACATATGATAAAAATTCTCAGGCATTTATTGATGATCCAGATTCTGTTATTAAGAATAGTTTTATAACAGAAATTGAGAGAATATATATTTCTATTAAAGATGATGAATATTTCAATAATAATGAATCTATAAGAGAATATATTGATAATAATCCAGATTTCTTTGATGTAACAAGAATGGAACTTTTTAATTCAGAAAATGTTACATCAGTCCATATTTGTAGAGATGATACTGATGCTACTGATAAATACAGAGATCAATGCACATGGTATACAGATGTTCCGGAAGATGGTTTAGTTTACACACCTTGCTAATAATAAATCTTAAAATTTTTTTATATTTTTATTATATAATGAATAAATGTAAATTATATGTAATTGCATTTTTGTTAGGTATTTTAACTTTTTATTTATTAAAGAATAAAAAGAATGTTGAAGGATTAGATATAAATAATCCGGATGCAGTTGCATCGGCTGTCTTTAATGAATTAACTTTAAAAGGACTAGGAACTGATATAGGTGAAAGTTCTTCAGTTGATTCAGGTAGAATTAACACAAATAATAGAAATGGTCCCATAAGACTAACTGTTAAAGGTAAATTTGAGAGAGGTAGAATAATAGATAATGAAAATAATAATAATTTAAACGCTAATCCTCAATATGTGCTTTCAGTATTAAAAGAACATATTGAAAAGAATAGACAAAACCCTGTAAGAATGAATTTAAGCAGTATTGAAGAAATATATGATGGAACAATTACTATGGATTTTATAATTATGGGATTATCTTCTCAATTTAATGTCCCTGAAATATTAAGAGGAAATATCGGTTCCGGACATAATGATAATATAGATCCTTTACGTTTTCATAATGGATTTTATATATTAGGTGGTGAAGGTAATAATCCAGAAATTAAAATCGATTATGGTTCATCAGACTATATTTATAAATGGATAACACCTTCTAATTTAACGCAAGAATTAAGCATATTATTAGAAACCGAACGAAGTGATACTCAAAGTGGTATAGGATTAAACATTCATTCACAAGATATTAGTCATATTCCAAATCAAATAGCATCAGCTGGACAAAAACAAATTCGTTTTGATGTAGTAACTGATCTGAATGTAGGAATGGTGGTTTTTTTACCAAATAAAATACCAGCTTCAACCTTTATTGAAAGTATAACACAATCAGAAGATGAATCAGAAACTATTATTACACTCACAGAAAATATAACAAATGATATACAAATTAGTGATTCTGTAATTTTCAGACAAGGGACAATGACTGGTTCGGATACAGAACATAATTCAAACCAATTACAGTTAGGTAATTTTTGTCTTAGAAGAAATGCTGGAACTACTTTACCAACAGATGCTAGTGATAATCCTGATTTAAATTTAGAAATAGATTATGAAATAGAAAGAGAAGCTGATTGTTCAGAAAAGAATTATTCTCTTAATTTAAGAACATTTGATACAACTAAAAGGGTTTTTGCTCCTTGTAGGGATCATAATAGATTTTGTTCTATGTGGGCAAATGAAACATTATGTGAAATTAGTGATTATATGCAAGAAAATTGTAAAAGATCTTGTAATATTTGTCCTCATGAAGAAGAAATAGTAATACTTCCTCCAGATGTAACAAAATCAGATAAAAGGTATCATGATAAAGAAACTAATATGAATTGGAGAGATAGGAGATATAATGATTTTAATCAATATGATCATTTTTCTAGTTATAAAAGTCTTGGTATATTACCAGATTATGTAAATGGTTATAAAGAAGATTTAACAGGATATATTTCTCCAAATGAGAATATAAATAATATCGCAAGTATGACAATTTGTAAAAATGATCCAGATAATTATGTTGAAGAAATAATTTCTGATGTAGATACTTATGATAATTTAAAAAGTAGATGTGCTAGCACTTGTTATACTATGCTTGATTCATGTAGAGGATTTTCAACACATCAAACGTCGGAAGAAAAAGCTTGTAGATTTTATCAAAAATGTCATGAAGAAGCAGAAAGAGATATTATTAATGAAAGTATAAGAAATGATGATAATATGTTAAATCCTGGAACAGACAATACTACAAATATTGATTATTATTACAAACCTCCATTAGATCCACTGATGGGTGATACTTTAAGGACTGATTTAGAATCTGAAAGTTTATCTCTTTCAGAACAAGAAATAAGAGAACAGAGAATTTCACCGGCAAGATATAATAAATTTAACATATCAACAGGAACAGCAAATCGTTTTGTAAGATTTGATAATGATAATGATAATTTTTTATCAAGTATTTCATTTGATAATAAAAGTAATAAAGTTACCGGTTTAGATGCAATGAATGGTGTATATTATGAATGTGGTCCCGGTACTCCTACAAATAATCGGGGTGTATCAATATGCGTAAATCCAAGTAATAATTTTCATCAGCCTGATAATCCCAGACTATCATCAGAGATTACTGGTAAACATATTATACATCTTGAACATGATGATGATAAAAAGATTATATATAGTTATAATGATAATAAAGTTCTTACATTAGAAAATTCCCCTGGTACTCTCAATTACTCCAATGATCCTAGACTATTAGGAAATATTACAACACAAAATGTAAATGATGATAATACAAATATATATGCCAGTAAATCAAAATTTGATATAGTACATATCCAACAAAAAAATAATTTATTTTGTGATGATGATTTACTTTTAGATGATGATACCGGTGGCGTTAGCAATAAAACATTCTTAGATTGTAAAAATGCATGTTCATTTAATGAAAGATGTAGAGCATTTTCTTATCACGATTTAACAGCATCTGATGTTACAGATAATAACAATTGTCGATTATATAAAGGAGATTGTAGTAATCCAGATTCATTACTCGTTACTGCAGTTGGTGGTACTTTTGAAGTAAATGCAGAAATTTTTTTTAGAAGAACACCACCAAATTTAATTGATGCTCTTGATTATATGGCTTTATCAGAATTTAAAGAAAATTTAGTAGGAAATTATACTGGTGCATCAGGAATTACAGATGATGGGAAATGGAGAGATATTTCAGGGAAAGGTCATCATGCTAGAATTAATAATCTTCCAAATGTTAAAGTTTTGGAAGTTGGAAAAAATCCTATGGTTAGGATACAAAGATCAGAAGATACGAGTAGGCAAACAAGAGGAGCAACTGAATCACAAACAGATATAAGTGAAAGTTACCAAGATTTACTGGTAGGCTCATCTCAATTAGAAAGACATAGAAATGGTGGTCTAAAAGAAAGAACTAAAGTCTTAAAAGGTTTCACAACACACGAGCCAAATGAATCATATAGAAATGTAGCTTCTGTTGAATTTGATCAAGATTTAACTCCACATGATTACACAATTTTTTATATTACAAGATGGGGACCTGATTATGATAAAGATGATTTAAGAAAGATAAGGGTTAATAAACCTTGGTCAGATCCCGGAGAGCCGCCGTTGACGCGTGCCCCAAATGCGCCTCCTGGAATCAATAGCGAGGATGTTTACACCGAAGCACCAAATGTTTCAGATGTAGGTTTTAATATGAATAAAGGTAGAATTGTTACAAGTCATACAAAAGATTGGTTCTCTGGTCATTTTGGTGGAACGCCATATTGTACTGGAACTGTATCTGAAGGCGCAGTTGATGCCGCCGGGGAACTTGGTAGTTTTCAAACAGCCCAAACGAATACTGGATCATTTTTTGGAGGATTACCTTGCTATCAAACTTACGGTGTTGTTAGTGGAGCTGGAACAACCAATGGCGGTCTAAGATCTAGAGAAAGAGCTGAATCTTGGTGCGGGGGTGCGTGGAATACTACTTGTAATATGTCGGTTAGTAGTATCTCGAAGGAACTTTCAGGAACAGGTTATAGACCCCCTCCATATAATCCTGGTATAGTAGCATCGAATGGACTTTATTTATTAAGAGAATTAGGTCACATAAGATTAGGTGTAGCAAGACATGATGGACATTTTTTTGTATCAAATAATGAATCTTCAAATGCAGGTACCCCTCCTATGAGTCTTACTCATCATAATATGGAGTATAAACCAATAGAACATCACACGAATGAAGGTGAGTCCATAGATATTACAGCTAAAGGTGATGATACACCTGATCATATAGCAAATGATATTAAATATAAAGAAAATATTACAAGTTTCATTTTAGCGGCAGATATAGAAAGTAATATAATATCAACCTTACCTAAAAATGGGAATGACCAAGGTGTAAATGTACATTATACAAGACCTGGTAGATCCAATGATGATACTACATTTAAAATATCCATAAATAAACCCATTGATACTGATCCTTTAATTAAAGAAGAAATCAGTCAATACTGGGAGTGTGCTGAAATGGTTATTTTTAATAAAGAATTAGACATGACAGCCATAAAAAAGATTAGATCCTATTTATATTATAAATATTTTAATGAAACTGAATCGAGCAATCCAGTTCCAAAAGGTCCTAATGGAGGAGAACATGCACAACTATATAGTAAAAGTGATGCAAATTTTTTGGTTTATGATCCAAGATTACAGGCTTCAGAACCTCTACATTTTAGTGAAGGAGCACTGGAAGGTGAGAGGGGAAAATCAGTACTTTTCGAAAAAATTTCAGATCCTGAAAACACTAGGGGAGTATTAAAATTCGAAGCCAATGCACTGGCAGGTACATTATATAGTGATAAAAATATTATAAAAACATCAACTGTTTATAAAAAAGCTTCTAATATTGATAATAATTATCTTTACTCACTTGATGATGATGGTAATATACATGTTTGTAATCCAGCTGCTTAATGAATCATTGTGACTCGCTAACCCTTAGATATTGAATGATTAACATAAATTTTAGATAATAAATTATTTTTTTTTTATAAGTATTTAATATATTATGAATTTTACTAATTTATTAATTTTATTGGTAATATTAATTTTAATATTTTCTGTTTGTAATAAAAATGTTGAAGGTGCTGTTTTTAATGAAGACCCTAATATGTGTAGCACTGTAATATCAAGTGCCACAGATTATACATCAGATTATACAACATTAGCTTTACCTTTTAATATAGATGGTAAATTTACTGATATTGATGCAAGAGATAAACATTATTTATATGCTGTTACAGATAATCATGTGATATACAAATGTAAAAAACCTTGTAAATCAACAGATGGATTCGTTGATTGGGAAGTAGTTCCAATGGATGTGAGTGGTTATGATATAACAAGAATATTTTCTTCTGATGATTTCTTATGGGGACTTAATGAACTGGGAGAACCTGTGTATACATTTAAAGAAAATAATGAAATACTTGATGATTTTAGAAGAGAACTTGAACAAGATGTTAGTAATGAAATGGATAGTTATTCAGAATTAGAACCAAATGGTTATTGTAAAAAGGAATTAATTACAGTTAATAATATAAGTGATGTAATAGAAGCAAATGAAAGTTTAGAAAATTGTCAAGCACTTTGTAATAGATCTATAAAATCTCCAAATGGAGAAATTAGTTCAACAGAAGGAACAGCTTCTGAATATAGTGGAGTATGCGACTTTATATCATATAGTAATTCATTGAACATTTGTAATATGTATAAAGATGAAAGGAGAGCTGCTGGTATTGATGGTGTAAATTTAAATGCACTTCAAGGAAGTAATTGTAATAATGATGGTGCTAGAAATGAAAATGAAAATTTTACAACATATAAAAGGAATGCTATTGCATTAGATTTAAATAATCAGACACCCGGAATTAATCAGACATCCTAATTATCTAAATAAATAAATTATTTAAGAAAATAATTAAAGATAATTTAATTGATTAATAAAATATGACCGAAAGTTTTGACGATTTGAAATTAGATGATAATCTACTAAGAGGAATTTATTCCTATGGATTTGAGAATCCATCGCCTATACAAGGCAAAGCTATACCTATAATGAATGAAAAGAAAGATTTAATTGCTCAAGCCCAATCAGGGACTGGTAAAACAGGAGCATTTTCTATTGGTGTGTTAAATAATATTGATTTAACACAAGATTCTACACAAGTAATTATTGTTAATCCAACACATGAATTAGCAAATCAAAATTTTAATGTAATTAAAGAATTAAGTAATTTTATGGATTGTAGTGTTCAGACAGTAATTGGAGGAACAAGTGTAAAGAAATGTCAAGAAGATTTAAATAAAAATCCTAAAGTAGTTGTAGGAACACCTGGTAGAATTTTAGATATGATTGAAAAAAGATATTTAGTAACAGAAAAACTTAAGATTTTAATTTTTGATGAAGCTGATGAAATTTTATCATATGGTTTTAAAGAAAATATTTATAATATTATTAAATATATTCCACGAGATACGCAGATATGTATTTTTAGTGCTACGATGCCTGATGATGTATTAGAATTAACAAATAAATTTATGAATAAGCCAGAAAGAATTTTAGTAAATAAAGAAAATTTAACACTTGAGGGTATTGTTCAATTTTATATTAATGTTAAAGTAAATGATTGGAAATTTGATGTTTTAACAGATATTTACGAAACTATTAATTTATCTCAATGTATAATTTATATTAATAGCAGAAATAAACTTATGGAAGTTAATGATAGATTAAAACATTTGGGTTATCCTGTAGAATGTATTCATGGTGAACTTTCTGGCGAATTAAGAAAAAATATTATGGAAGATTTTAAAAGTGGTAAGCTAAGAATTCTTTTATCAACCGATTTATTATCAAGAGGTATCGATATCCAGCAATTATCATTGGTTATTAATTATGATCTTCCAAGAGAAAGGGAAACATATATTCATAGAATAGGTAGATCAGGTAGATATGGAAGAAAAGGCGTAGCTATTAATTTTGTTACAGATAGAGATTTAGATCATCAGAATTCAATCCAAACCCATTATGACACGAAAATTGAAGAAATGCCACAAAATATTAATGATTATTTAAACCTTTGAACATTAAAACACTGAATATTTAAGTATTTTCATTAAATAACTAAAAAATGGAATTAATCTAGATGAAGATATTTCAAAAACATATTTATATTTTAAGAAGATTAAATCTGAAACTAAATCTAAGGATAAAACTAAAAGAAAATTAAAAAAGCTACATAGAGATAAAAATAATAGGGATTTTTAAATATTAAAAATAAATATTTAAAGATGATGCGTATATATAATAATAATATATTTGTTGTAATATTAAAATGAGTCTGAATATTGATAATACAGAGGATAAAAAGATAAACTTGAACCCTGAAGAAAATTCAGGGGCAGAATCTGTTATAAATATAAATTATAATAATGATTTGATTGGTGTAGATTTATTGGCTAATACATCAAAAAAAATAGAAGAAATTTCTGATAATGGTTATAATAGTGGTGGTGAAGAGTCAAATAAGAGTAATAAAGAAGATTTTAATTTTTTTTCAAATGGTGATACATCAGAAGAAAAAAATATAAAAGTAGATATTAAAGAAGTTCATACATCAGTTTCACCAGGAGTAACTGATCCTATTATGGAAAATAAAGTATATGGGGATGAATTTAAATCTATTCATACGATGTCGCCTAATGAAATTAAGAATGAAAAGATTGATATGCTTTATCAATTTAGAAAATTAGAGGGTCAAGGTATTAGAACAACAATGAATTATAATATGACATCAAATCTTGAAGATATGAGAACTGAATATTATAAATTAAAAAAACAAAGAGAAACTGAAAATTCTGTAAAGTTTCAAAGAAAAATTCTTATGGCTGCTGTAACGGGGGGGGAATTTCTTAATAATAAATTCTCACCGTTTGATATTAAATTAGATGGATGGTCAGAATCGGTGAATGATAATATTAATGATTTTGATGAGGTTTTTGAAGAATTAGCTGAGAAGTATACTGGTAAATCAGAAATGGCACCTGAAATTAAATTAGTCATGATGTTAGGTGGTTCAGCCTTTATGTTTCATTTAACACAAACATTGTTTAAATCTTCAATGCCGGGTATGGGAGATATAATGCAACAGAATCCTGATTTAATGAAACAATTTGCTCAAGCAGCAGTGGGATCTATGGCTAATAATATTAGAGAACCACCACCAATGCAGCCTAATATTCCAAGACAACAGCAGCAACAACCTCAGAGACCAGATATGGATGGGCCAGCGGGATTAGATGATTTAATAAATCAGATGAATTTACAACCTGATAATATACCTGATTTAGATAGTATATCACTGATGAGTGGTGATACAGATAGAAGGAGTCAGGGTGGGATTACACTAAACCTTTAAATTGCTTTTAATTCTTCAATAATTTTATCAATTTTTTGATTTTTATCTAAATTCATTTTTATAACTTTATTTCCTTTTTTGGGTACTAATGAATATTCGCTATCTTCATTAAAAAACTCAAACATAAAAATAACAACAGCAAAAGTTAATAGTATAGAAATACCTAAATCTCTTGTGGCCATAAAAATAACAAGAAATATTAAGATTCTTCTTGTATATTTGCTATTAATGATATTTTTTTGCGAATCATTTAATTCATTTACAATAAATCTAGCTCCTAAATTAATTATAACCATAATGATACCTATTAAATATTTATTATCGAATATACTATTTGTCGAACCTGAATTTATAATGTTCATATAATAAATAAATTATAAAAAAATTATATTTATTAATAATATATTAATGGGAGATTGGGGATGTCCGCTAGATATGGCTTTTAATACAGGTCCAACACAACAAATAAGTGTAAAAAAAACAAAGAAAAAGAAAAGAAAAGATATTATACAAGCAGATGAATTAAAAGTTTCTGATTATAATGAAAATGTTCAAGAAGTTGAACGAGATTTTGGTAAAATGAAACAAAAACTTCAACAAATTAAAGCTTTCGATGATGAATATAATATTTATGAACCCATTAGAAGACAACAATATATAAGTGAACAGCCGCAAATTCAAAGAACAGAAAATAATCTAAAACAAATATCAAATGAGGAATATCAAGCTTTTAAAGATTATCAATTACAGAGACAACATAAAAAACGTAACATTGTTGAACAATTTTCTAATATGAACGATGATTTTAACGATATTATTTTATTTGCTTTAACAGGTATTTTCTTTATAATTTTTACAGATTATATTTATAAATTAGGTAAAAAATCATATTAAAAAAAATATATTATTAATTATAAATGCCTAGTGGTTCACTTAAGAAAATTCCTACTGATGATAATATAAATCCTTTATTTGTTATTTTAGCTTTCGGGGGTGGTGCTTTATTGTCATCAATGTTATTAAAAAAAAAAGATGAAAAAAAAGCAATAGTAGAAAGGAATACAAAACAATGTAATCTATCTTAATAAATTTTTACTTTTATCTCTTATATTCATTAATGTATTTTCATTATAAACAAATTTACCATTAGGATTATGATCATCAATCATCCTATATTGTTCATTTGTATTTTTCTTTTTCTTATTATCACATTTATTTTGTAATTTTTTCTCTATATCCCAAGATATAAAAATTGTATTGGGGTGGAAATATAATAATTTAAAACCATTTTTCTTTAAAGTTTCAATAATATAATTTTTTAGATCATTAACATTGTATAAAGGTATGCCAAAAATAAATTCAGGAATTGTATAAATACAAAATGTTTGTTCTAATTCAGCATGATATTTGATTCTTCTATGTATTTGTAAAAGTATATCATCAAATTTTTTTAATCTTTTAAAATTCTTATTATTAATAGAATCATATAGATCGTTAATGTTTAAAGTACTCATTAAATATATATATAATATTTATAAAAAAAAATATGGGATATGACACACTTATTTTATCGGGTGGTTCTATAAAGGGTATAGCATTATTAGGTTCTTTTAAATATTTATTTGACAGTAAAAAAATAATCAAAAAAGAATTAAAACATATAATAGCTGCTTCTGCGGGTGCTTTATTATCACTTGTAATTTTATTAGATATAAATATTAAAGTCTTTTATAAAATTCTTAAACAAATGGATGTTGATGTCATTGATAAAGAAAATTTTGGTATTGAAAATTTTATAAATGATTTTGGTTTTTGTGATAATCAAGTTACAAAAAAATATGTTCGGTCTATTATTAAAAATATTCTTCATAGTGATAATATAACATTAAAAGAATTATATGATATATCAAAAATAAAATTTACAGTAAAAGTTTCTAATATTACAAAAAATGATATTGAATATATAAATTATTTAAATTATCCCAATATCGATTTAATAACTTTATTAACAATGACTACATGTGTGCCGCTTGTCTTTAAACCAATCTTATATAATAATTGTTTATATAATGATGGTGCTACAGGTGGAGGATTGCCGATTGAATATAATAAATCTAAAAACTATCTAGGAATAATCTTATATCCAATAGATATTAATAAAAAAGCAAAAAAATTTAAAAAAGATATTTTAAATTATTTATACAATGTGGTTTATATAAATAATCAAGCAAATGATTTTTATCATTATAAGAAACATAAAAATATTATTATTCTTGATCTTAAATTACCTTTAAAATTTAATGTTACCGAACAAGAAAAAGAAAATTTATTTATTGAAGGGTTTTTACAAACTAAAAAATATTTTAATGACTCATAACATATTTTCTCATTGATACTTTTGAGTTTACTCCTGGAACAACTCTATTATATTGATAAATTTCATTATGAAGTTTAGCCCATTTAATATATGATTTATCATCACGACTTCTAAGTTTAACAAGAACATCAAGTTCAGATAACTTTTTATCCCTCCATTCTTTAATTAATTCATTTTTCTTTTCAATATATTTTTTCTTTTGTTTTTGTTTATATTTAATATCTTCATATTTTTTAGCACTCTTTTTTTCATAATAAGAAAAAATACTTCTAAAATTTTTTTTTAAATAATCTATTTCTTCATTACTTAGATCCTTGTAATGGTATGTCTTTTCAACTCTTTTTTCTTCATAAAAATTAGTTTCTTTTCCAATCTTATTATTTAAATGTTCAACATAACCTTCATATTTCATCCCATTCTTATAAAGTTCTAAAGCTAAAGATTTATGTTTTGATAGTTTTTTACCATCCACTACAATTTTTACAATTTCAGTCATTTTCTTATAATAATTTTAATATTTTTAAATATTAATCTTTATCCGAATTCAAACTTCCATACAACATAAAATAAGAATTACATTTTCTTTTATAGTCTTCTAATTCTTTAATTAAATCTCTTGAGATATTTTTATTTTCAAGTTTCAATTCTAATTTATTACATTCTTCGCATTTTTTTTTATATTCTGATAAAAAAATTCCATGATTATTAACAAGATTACTATAAGATTCTTTTATAGTTTCAAGTTCTTGTTCTTTTTCCTCAATTTTTTTTGATAAATTATTTACAATTTTATCATGATGTTCTTTTTTTACAAAACCATCAACATTACCATTTTTATCTAATTTTAAAAGCATTATTTTATATTTATTAAGAATTTTTTAAGTAATAAGTTTAAATGTGAAAAGTGGAGAATTTTTAGTTCCATTTATTTTATTTCTCCCCCATGTAGCTCCATGTTTACATTTTTCTTGTTTTTTTATTAATGTATCTCTTACTTTCTTTTTAATAGGAATTTCTTTTTTGTTAATACCTTCATTAGAACACCAATCTTTAAACCAATCATAGATAACATCCATATGTGTTGGTGCCTTACCATCTTCATAATCACATACATTAATTTCACCATTGAACCAGTTTGTAATAATATCACTTGTTTCTTTATATTTTTCAGTACCTTCCTTAACTTCTTCAGGTGGTTTTGTTCCTAAACTAGCATATTCTCTATACTTATCAAGGAGAATCATCATAAATACAATATTCCATTCTTTTAATTTACCAGATAGATTAATATCGGCTATAAACTGATTAGGATCATCAATAGTAGGCAATGGATTATCATTAAATTTGGATATAAATTCTACTACTTCTATTCTCCTCCATGTTCCACCATCTTGATTATGAAGTTTTGGAAGTTCATTACACATAAGAGCTATTTTAAATTGTGGTTTAAATTCTGTTGTTTCCTTATATAAACCTCTACTTGTTAGTTTATCGCCGCCAGTAATTTGCTTCAATTTACCTACATAAATTTTATCATCTTCATCTGGCTCTGAACAAGATACAAATCTGGCGTGTTTTAAAGTCTCTACTTCTGGAGAAGCACTTGCGGAACTACCCCTTTTATTAGTGAAATAAGCAACATCAAGAGTTTTACTATATTCACCAAGAGTAAAATCTAATAGTTCTATAAGTTTACTTTTACCATTACCACCAGAACCAGTCCAGAAATAAAATTTTTCTTCTCTTACTTCCCCACTCAAACAACTAGATAAGAACCTAAGAACATAATTTCTTAAACGATCATCTGTTCTATTTCCCTCACCATCAAATCTATTGGGGAGAACTTGTTTAATAAATTCATTTAGTTCTTTTACAAATACTTTATTTTTCTTATCATTCATTATTTTATTATATAAATCTTGGAAAGGGATATGATTTTTTTCAGGAGTAATCGGTAGAGAATATTTAGTAGTTACTGTTATAAAATCATCAGGAGCACCCATTCGAAAAGTCATTGTAGATAGATCAAATACACCATTATCAAAACCAATAAGATCTAATTTACTATTAATTTTTTCATCAAAATCAGGATCATAAAATAATTCCCTACATTCACGAATAATTTTATCCTTATATGTTGAGTTTTTAAGATTAGCAATAATCTTACCACAATTTGCTACAAGAGCATTGTATTGCTTTTTCTTTAAACCATCTGGTAAAGAAGTAGATATTGTTTGATATTTCTGCATATAATAGATATAAATATTTACAATTTCTTCTGATAATCTTTTACGAAGCTTGTGTCCAACTTCTGTTTGTTCCCATTTACCACCTGCCTCTTCATTAAAATAATACCAATAATTTTCTCTTAGACCAGAACAAACAAATTCATTCTTATAATAATCAGAAATAACCATGGCAACATCATAATGAGCACCACCATCATGATCTAAACTTTGTTCAACTCTCCCAGCAAGTGATTCTTTTAATAATTCTCTATAATTTTCTTCACCTATATCTTGTTTAACCCACCAATGTAAAGATCTAACTGTCATATGATTTTCTTTTTTCTGAATTGAATACCAACTTTTCCAGGCATCCTTACAGCTTTTTTCAGCATCAGAATTACTATACTTTGTTGATTTTTTACTAAATTCAATCCATAAATCAAGCATTTCTTTTGATTTACTGAAACTATTTAAGACAAAACCTACATCCCTCCAACTACCGCTTTCACCATAAGAATTAGCTCTTTCTTTGTCTAAATTATTAACTAATAGTTTGATTAATTCAAATTCTTTACTTTTTAATGTAATCAAGTTCATAGGCTCAATTTCAATATTAGCCATAAATGTTGGAACTATAGAATCTTGCTGTTTAGAATTATTCAAATTTTTATTATTTCCATTTTTTAAAAATTGTTCAGCATATTCAGTATATTCAACACTTTTTTCACAAGAATAAACACTATTTTTTTGAATAATTGTAAGTGGTCTATTAAGATAAATATCAATAGGAACATCAGCTACATCTCCCGATTGATTTAAATTAATAATCCTTGTTAATTCATATCTTACATTTGTATCTACTTCTTCTGTTTTACATGATCCATATAACAACCAATTTGTCCCATAAATTGTCTTATCAACAATATCTTTTATAGAATTACTAGGAACATTAATACATGTTTTTTCAAGTATTTCATCGAACAAATCTTTATCTTCATATACTAAATCTACAAGATGTTGATAAAGTTCTTTTGATGCCTTAATATTAGGAAATGTTAAATGAACACCATCTTTAGTTTGATAACCCGCTTTATCACACTTACGAATACTAGGTTTTTCAAATAACCATACTTGATAATGATTTTCTTTTAGATGAAATAATTTCTGAAGTTTCTCAAAGAAGAATTGCAATAATTCATCAATAGTTTCTTTTGTATATTGTCTTACTTCATAATTAGCTTTGTATTTCATATCAAGGTCAATAACAAGAGTACAAGTTTCTTGTATTTTTTCAACAAACATAAATCTTTTATTGTTAATGAAAAACTCTTTATGAACTAATTTGTAAAATTTATCTAAATTTTCCTTTTCAATAAAATAAGCACCCTTGCCTGGTATCGTATGAGTATGTTTTCCATCTTTTTTTGGTGATTGTTGGAGCAATTTATAAAGTTCGTTGTCTAAAATCATGTATTAAATTAACTATATTTTTTTTCTTTAAATTTTAATTTTCAAATTTACAATTTTTTTTTTCCGTTTTATTTTTGCTTACAGCGATACTAAAAAATAAAAATTCTGAATATAATAGAGACAAACTTAATTTTCATAAAAAAATAAATGTTTTGAAAATTATTTAAGAAAACAAATTGTTAATTAATTAAATGAGTAATACAGCTATAAAAAGAATAATCACAAAAGATATTAAAGAAATTGAAAAGAATAAGTTAAATGATTTAGGAATTTATATTGATTTTGATGAAACGAATATATTAGAAGCAAAAGCGATGATAATTGGACCAAGAGGGACCCATTATGAAGGGGGGATTTTATTTTTTAAGATTTTTTTCCCTAAAAATTACCCTCATTCACCACCAGATTTATGTTATGTTTCAAGAAATAGAGTTAGAATTCATCCTAATTTATATACAAGGCATCATAAAACGGGTCATGGAAAAGTTTGTCTTTCAATATTAGGGACTTGGACGGGTCCGAGTTGGACATCAATAATGGATATTTCAACAGTCCTTATAACGATACAATCATTATTAGATAATAAACCATTATTACATGAACCAGATGTAGATAATCCCGAATTAATTAAAAAATATAATGAAATTATTGAACATGAAAATATACGAACATTATTTATTGAAAATACAATAAATCCTCCAGAAGATTTTAAGATACCAATCTTTTTAGAAGCAATTGAAAAAAATAAGGAATATTATAAAGAAATTTTATATGATAAAATTCAGGAAAAAAATAATTTATCAAAAATAATTAAAACAAAAATTTATCATTTAGAATATAATATTGATTATAACTATTTAAAAGAATATTTTAAAGAAAAAATATAAATTTGATTTTTATTTATTGTTTAAAATAAAATGGATATTAACTTTTGTGATAATTGCGAAAACATCCTTTACATTTATTCAGATGAAGAAAGTAATATATATTTGGGTTGTAAAATTTGTAGTTTAAAGAAACCTTATGAAAATAAAAAAAGTATATACAATAATGAATTTAAAATTGATCTTAGCCAAACTATAAATAACAATAAATATCTTATTTATGATAATACATTACCGATAATTGAAGGTAATAAGAATATTAAATGCCCGAATGAAGAATGTCCCAAAAAAGAATATTCAAGTGTAACATATATAAAATATGATGAAAAAGAATTAAAATTTATTTATACTTGTCGTCATTGTGGACAAAAGTGGAAAAATAATTAAAAATTTGAATTTAAATATATTATAATTATATTATAAAATGAGTTTTGAAGAAGAAACTGAAAATGATATTATTGATAAAGAACAACTTATTTATGAAAATATAGAAGATTTAAATGTATTTTACAAAAGATATGATGAACTTAAAATTAGTTATAAAACTTCGCCTTATTTAAATAAATATGAGAAAACAAAAGTTCTTAATGAAAGAATACAGCAACTTGCTAATAATTCCAAACCATTAATATCTAATCCTGAAAACTATAATGATATTTATCAAATAGCTATACAGGAACTCAAACAAAAAAAAATACCATTTATTATTAAAAGACCAATTAATAATACATATGAATATTGGAAATTAGAGGATCTTAAGATTATAAACCTTTAATCATTTAATACTTTCTTATAATTTTATTTTTTATTATTTTATAAAAAAAATATAATATATAATAAATGCAGGATATGTATGGATTATTGCTTATTTTAGGATTACTTATTGTAATATCTAGATGTGTTGGTAAAGAAAAAGAAGCTTTTGAAAACACAACGAAATATATAAAAGCAGATGAAAAACTTGTTAAAAAAGCTACACAACGACCTGTTCAACAAGAGAAAAGAAATGTTTTTTCATATTTTCCGGATGAAATTCTTTTAGCTGATGCTAATTCCCCATATGGTTCAAATGTCCCGCAATCAATGATGAATGAAATTAATATGATAAATCAAATGGGTATGACAAAAAATTCTTTAGATGCTATTTCACAAAATGGTGTTCAGGCGGGTCCGGCAAGATTTAATCCGACAAGTAGCCAATATGCTGGTTTTGATCCAAGTAGTAAAGGTGGACTTTTAAGAGGCCAAATTGGACAACATGTTCAAAAAGCGAATCAAGCCGTTCATGATGTAGAAAGAAATATATCTAATAGTAATAGTAATAATATTGTTCCTTCTAACTCGAATGAAAATGATTATCATAAGGCTGAAGTAACCACTAATAGACAAAATCATGATAATTCTTTAATTCAATCAAATTCAATTGGTATGGAAGGAAACAGTAATGGTAAAGGTAAATTAAATATCTTTATGATACATACAAATTGGTGCCCTCATTCAGTAAATGCCTTACCTGGATTTAAAGCTTTTATGAGTAAGAATCAAGGTAAATCTGTTAATGGTTATACATTAAATATTCAAGAATTTGATGTAGCCAGTGATAATCATAAGAAAGAAAAAGAAATGTTTAAAGTAAGAGGATACCCTTCAGTAATTGCTATTAAAGGAGATGATATGAGTAATTATGCCGATGTTGGTGGTCGTGATGAAAAATCAATTATGAAATGGATCAATAATAATTAATATAATTTCTGAACAGCATATTTTTCTTTAGATTTCCTTTGGAAATTATTATCTCCGCCACCCGATTTTTCTTGTGTATAATTTTCTTTAGAATATTTCCAGAATTGTGCGCCCCCAATTTGAAAAGGTGGATGAGCTTCAGCTTTATACCAAAATACTTGATCGGTTAATTTATTTGATTTCGCATTATTATTAATAACTAAACATTCATAATTTTCAGTACATTGATCCATTACTTGACAGAACATTTCAAATGTAGGGAACATACCACAATAATGTTCATATAATCTTTTTCTATTGCTAACATAGTTTTCTCTAAGAATAAATATAAAATCTATATTTGTCCTTAGATTCGGCGGAACTCCTAAAGCATATTGCATCGTTAATAAAAATAATAATTTCCAGTGTCTACCATTCATAAATACAGATCGCATACATGTTGCTTTTGTCCATTTATTATCATATAAACAATCATCTAAAATTAAAAATGCTCTTGGATCTACATTTTCACCATTGTTTTTTTTTTCAACCATCATTTTTTGTCTTTTTAGCATATTATTAACAATTTCTGTATCAAATTCTTCATGAATAAAAAGTGGTGGAACTAATGATCCATAAAACTGATTAGCAGCTTCTGTTCCTGAAATAACTTGACCTACAGGAATATCACTATGATAATATAAAATATCTTTACATAAATAAGATTTACCTGTATCTCTTTTACCTATTAAAACTACTACTTTATCATCTTTGATTTGTGAAATATCAAATTTCTTTAATTGTATTTCCATATATAATATACTACAAATTAAATTATTTAAATATAATACGCAATATTATATTAAATAATGAAACTTAATATTGAAAATTTATCACAAGAACAATTTGATCATATTTTAGATTTATTAATAATCTATAAACAAGCAAATAAAGATAAGAATGTATACTTAAATGAAAAAAGTATTAAAGAAACTATACATTTTATGAATAATGCCGGTAAAGAAATGGCGAAACAATTAGGTGTTCATTAGTTTAATATTATTTATAAATGTATTTAATAATTTTAATTATGGATAATTTTCATATAGGTTTTCATAAATGGGATAAAAAAACGTATAACGAATTCAAAAACAGTTGTCAAAATATTTTAAAAATTAAAGATATACAATTATACTATCCGATATTAGCACTTTATATATATTATCACAATACTAAAAATTCTCATAAACGTATAGATATAAATAGAAGATATTTTGTAAATGAAATAATAGATATTAATTATTTAAAATATTATAATTCAAATTCATTGGTTCAAGCAAAAATTTATGATTCGCAAAGAAAAATTTATGAAACAAAAGAATTATTTTGTAAAAGTATGCCTATATTAGATCCGTTACACTTTATTATGAATAATTATTCTAATATTAATAAAAGGAATCCTTTTTTACCGAGTAATTATAATTTTAATACTTTTGATAAAATAAATGATATGAATAATAGTGCTTATATAGATACTTTTTTTGGTTATCTTTGTTCTCAATTAACACAAAATGATTTGTCACCTACTTTTTCTTTATTTTATGGTTCAATAAATGGTATATCGAATAAATATCATTTTGATATTACTGAAGAATATGAAGATCTTAAGAATGAAAAATGGTTTTATAAAAATTTAGGTAAATTATTTACAATTGATATGTATGTTGATTCCGATGATGAAGATTCTGATGATAATAAATCTTCAACTACAAAAACAAGCTCATCTAAATCATCATCATCTAAATCATCATCTAATTCTTCTTCATCATCTAAATCATCTTCATCATCTAAATCATCTTCATCATCTTCAGGTTATGATAATAGTGATTATATTTGTATTATTAAAGATATTCCAGTTCAACTTTTCTTTATTGAAAAATTAGAAGGAACATTAGAAGATTTTTTAAAAGAAAATATAAATAAAGATTTAATACTTTCTTGTTTATTACAAATATCATTTGCTTTACAATTATTACAAAAGAAATTTAAATTTACTCATAATGATCTCCATATAAATAATATTATGTATTCAAAAACAGAAAAAATATATCTATATTATAAATTTAATAATACATATTTTAAAGTTCCTACATATGGTTATATCTTTAAAATCATAGATTTTGGAAGAAGTATTTTTACATTTGAAAATAAATTATTCTTTAATGATACATTCAATAAACATGGTGAAGCTGAAGGACAATATACATATCCAATTAGACATTTATTATATACTAATTTTGATAAAGAATTAATAGTTCCTAATTATAATTTTGACCTTTGTCGGTTAGCAATTACTATTTTAGATGAATTAAGATTAGAAAATTCAGAAGACAATAAAGAATTTATAGATTTCATTAAATATTTAACGTTATCTAAAAATGATGAATATTTATGTGATTTAGAAGATGATTTTAATATGTATATTGAAATTGCTAAAAATGCCGATAGATCAAAGCCTTGTGATGTTATTCAACATGATATTTTTAAGAAATTTAGAATAAAGAAAAAACACTTCCCTAAAAGAACATATTATACTTGTTAAAAAGGTGGTCTTGAAGATTGACTCATAATATGGGTTGTTTTACTTAAATTCGGCATTATATCTTTAACATTACTACATGATTTCATTAAAAATGATGTAATAAAAGTTATACCAAATAACATAATATATTCTTGTTTTTTTTGTTCAAAGTTTTCTTTATGAGTCATAGCTAAAAAGATACCTGTATTAATTAAACTTAAAACTAAACTAAATATTAAATTATTATTAAACATTTATTAGTGTAAAACAAAAAAATTTAAGAAATAAATTATAATTATTCTTCTTCAATAGCATCATCAAATAATGTATATTTTTTAGTATCTTTTTCAATTTCTTCACCCTTTCTCTGAAGTATAGCATTTAAATCATTAACAAAATCATCAACAGTTTCCGTCTCATCTATATTCTTTTCTACTGTAATAATTTCTTTAAGTGGTGTAACTTCAACGGGATTTACATGAGTTACTTCATTGGGATTTACTACAGCTTTTATAGGAGTTACATCAGGATTTACATGACTTACCTCAGCTTTTATAGGAGTTACTTCGGGATCTTCATCTTTTTTAACAATAACAACATTTTTCGCATCTGAAAGTTTAGGAGTAACTTTTGTCTTACCCATTATGATACCTTTAAGATCATAATTTAATGTATCTTCTTCATTTGATCCTTGTTTTATTTCTTCGGGTATTTGTTTAGTAATTACTTCTTTAATATCATTATTAAATAATGGATCTGTTTGAGAATATAAGTTTTCCTCAATATTAATTACTTTTGGCGATGATAAATCACTCTTAATATCAGTAACTTCTTGTGAAGCATTTTGATTTTCAAGAGTTAATAATTTATTTTTAAATGTTTCCATTAAATCTTCATTTTTCTTTTCAGGATTATTTATAACTGTATTATCATATTTTAATTCTTCAACTACACATGTATCCTGTATTGGTTCTTGTGTTATATCTTTAATTGTAGCTATCTCTATATTTTCACATTCTTGAGAAATTTTATTTTCATCTGGTGATTCATAACCATCAAGATTTGGTTTTTGATTATAACTAATATCATCTAATTTAGTTAATTCTTTTACTTTATCTTCTTCTTCTTTATCGTCATCATTTTTATTTAATAAACCATTAACAATATCAGTTAATAATTCTTTTTTATCAGGGGATTTATCTTCTTCTTCTTCATCTTTTTCTGTTTCATTATCTGAATTATCAGAATTATTCATGTTATTTTTTAAAGATCTAATTTCTTCTAAAAGTAGTGCTTGAATACTTTGATTTTCTTGTCTTTTCTTATTTTCTATTTCATTTGTATCAAAAGTATCTAGATGTTCTTTTAATATTTCTTTAAAAGGTAATAATTTACGAATAGTATTTTCAATACTATCTTTAATTATTAATTCTATTGTTCTCATATTTCTTTGATAATCAGAACCATTAATATTTTCATCAAATAAATAAGGATTTTTCCAAATTTCCCTTGCTAAATTAATATAACATTTATGAATAAAATTTATAGTTTTAGGAATTGTTAAATTAATCCTTGTATTATTTAGATTTGGACCAATACTTGTTAAGATTTTAGTATGACTAATAAATACAGCTGTAACTAAATCATCTAACCAATCACAACGAGATTCTTTAATAATTCTTTCTGTTTCTGTTTCAACTAAAGCATTATTCCATTCAGGAACTTTTTCTAAAAAACTTCTAAAAAGAGTTAAAATACTTTTAT